TCTTTGAGGCGGCCCACGCCAAGCGGACGATGCAGTCAGCGGCCAAGGGTGCGACCGATGACGGGGCGTGGCGGGCTGGGCTCGACGAGGTGGCCCGGCTGATCCTCGGATCGGATTGGAAGCGCGAGGACGGCGTGGCCCTGCGAGTGTCGCAGCTCATGGTGGACGCCAACTGGGGCAACAGCACGCCGGTCGTGCGAACGTTCGCCCGGCAGTCACCGTTCGCCGGCCAGATCTACCCGTCGCACGGCAAGGGCGTGGGGGCGAGCTCGCAGCCGATCACCGACGCCGGCCGGCACCGTGGCGACAAGATGGGGCTCAACTGGCGGATCGGCAACATCGGCGACGCCAAGCAGCGGTCGGTGCTCTACGACACGAACTGGTGGAAGACGTTTACGGCGGCGCGGCTCCGCATGGCCATCGGCGACCCGGAGGCGATCACGCTCCACAAGGGTGACCACGACCTGCTGCTCGAGCACCTGACTAGCGAGTACCCGGTGCGGACCGAGGCCCGGGGCCGGGTGGTGGACGAGTGGAAGGCCGGCAGCCGGGAAAATCACTGGTGGGACTGCCTGGTGGGCTCGGCGGTGGCGGCGAGCATCACGGGTCTGCAGCCGACGGCGGCCGAGGCCGGTGGCCGGCGACGTCGCAAGGTCGAGATGCCGACGGCCGGCGGGATGGGCCGCAAGAGAATCGTGGTCAAGAGGCTGGGCACATGAGCGCACCGCTGATCCTGATCGTGGGCGTCGTTTACCTCGTCGTGGCCGTTGACCAATTCCGTCAAGGGTCGCCGGGCATGGCCATCGCCTGGTTCGGCTATGCGTTGGCGAACGTGGGCCTGGCCATGGCGGCGAAATAGCGGGCCACACCCCCTGCGGTTTGACCGTGCTGGTGGCGTACCGTCGCCAGCATGAGCGACGAACTCAGCGACAAGATCTCTAGCACGGCCCAAGGTCCGAAGCGCGTCCGCACCGATGCCGGTGAGGTCGAGGCTCAGGACCTGGAGTCGATGATCGCCGCCGACAAGTACCTGGCCGGCAAGGCTGCGGTGACTTCGTCGGGCAACACGCGGCGTGGACTGCGGTTCAACAAGCTCGTGCCGCCGGGGTCGCTGTAGTGGGAATCTTCACCCGTCTGTTGGGCAAGCCCAAGCCCGGCCCATCGCCGGTGCCAGTGCGGGTGCGTGCCAAGTACGACGCGGCCGAGAGCAACGAGGATCGCCGGCACTGGTCAAACGCCGATGCGTTTGCGGCCGATGCGGCCCTGTCGCCGACCGTGCGGCGGACGATCCGCAACCGGGCCCGCTACGAACGGGCGAACAACTCGTACCTGGCCGGCATGGTGCAGACGATTGCTCGTGACCTCATTGGCACCGGCCCTCGGCTCCAGCTCGACATCGGCGACCCGGAAGACTCCCGGCTTGTGGAGCGGCTGTTCTTCGACTGGGGCTGGACGGTCGATCTTCCCGGCAAGTTGCGCACCATGTCCGAGGCCCGGGTCATCGACGGCGAGTCGTTCGCCTTGATGATCAACAACCCGAGGCTTTCGGGCGTGCAGCTCGACCTGCGGCTCGTCGAAGCCGAGATGGTCGCCACGCCGACCGAGCTCATGAGCCAGACGGTGACGCCCGAGGGCAACACCGTCGATGGTCTGGAATTCGACGCCATTGGCAACGTCGTGGCGTACCAGGTGCTGAACTACCACCCGGGCTCCAACTTCAAGATCAACAACCTCGAGTTCCAGCGTGTGCCGGCGGCGGCCGTCGTGCATTGGTTCTCGGCCTCCCGGGCCGGGCAGCACCGCGGCGTGAGCGAGGTGGCCCCGGCTCTGCGGCTGTTCGGCCAACTGCGGCGGTACACGGAGGCCGTGATTGCGGCAGCCGAGACGGCGGCGGACTTCGCAGCGTTCATCCACAGCAACAGCCCGGCGGCCGAGGTGGACGAGGTCGAGGCGTTCGCCGAGATGGAGATCGAGAAGCGGTCGCTCGTGACGCTGCCCGAGGGCTGGAACGTGTCGCAGCTCAAGGCCGAGCAGCCGACCAGCACCTACGCGATGTTCAAGCGGGAGATCGTCAACGAGATCTCACGCTGCCTGCAACTGCCATACAACGTCGCCGCCCTGGATTCGTCGTCTTACAACTACGCTTCGGGCCGCATGGACCACCAGGTCTATGCGATGACGCAGCGGGTGGAGCGGGACCAGCTCGAGCGGGTGATGCTCGACCGGGTGCTGTCGGCCTGGGTGAACGAAGCGTCGCTTGCCGGCGTGCTGCCCGAGGCCCTGCCGCCGTTCAGCGAGTGGAACTGGGCTTGGGTCTGGGACGGCAAGGACCACGTCGATCCGGCCAAGGAAGCCAACGCCACCGAGACGCGGCTCCGCACGCTGACGACCACGCTGGCTGCTGAGTACGCCAAGGCCGGCAAGCAGTGGGACGTCGAGCTTCGGCAGATCGCCGCCGAGCGCGGGCTGATGCGGGAACTGGGGCTGGAGATCCAGCAGCCCGGGTCGCAGCCCATGCAGCCTCTCGACGAGGTGGACGCATGAGCGACTTCGACTGGGACGACGACGACCACGAACTGGTGGAGTTCCTGTGAACACGATCAAGCTCGACACGTCCGTGACGTTTCTCCAGGCCGCCGAAGGCGAGGCTGCAGCGTCGCCACGCCGGTTCACGATCGAGGCGTACACGGGATCCCAGATTCGCCAGGGCTGGTCCCGGGAGCCGGTCGTCATCGACCTGGCCGGCATGCAGTTCAAGCAGCGTCTGCCCATCGTGCTCGGCCATGACTACACCCTCGGCAGCATCCTGGGGCAGACCGATTCGGTCCGCGTGGAAGCTGGGAAGCTGATCGTCGAGGGCGAGATCCTGGCCGACTCTGACGTCGCCCGCCAGGTGCTGCAGCTGGCCGAACGCGGCTATGCCTGGCAGGCGAGCGTCGGGGCCGACGTGCGTCGCCACCAGAAGGTTGACGCCGACGCCGTCACCACCGTCAACGGGCAGACCCATATGGGTCCGGTCCGCATCGTCAAAGCCTCCGCTCTGCGGGAGGTTTCTTTCGTGACCCTCGGCGCTGATGCAGAGACAAGCGTCGCCATCGCTGCGGAAGCAGCGGAGGAGCTACCCACCATGGCGGCTGACGCCAACAAGACGCCCGCGGACGAGGCTCAGGCCCCGGTCGTGGAAGCCACGGCGAAGGACGCCGTGGAGATCAAGAGCACGGTGGAGATCACCGCCAGCGACGAGCTGTCGGCGAAGATCGACGCCTTCACGAAGAAAGTCGAGAACATGGAAAAGCTGATCGCCGCCCGTGACGAGCGTCCCGCCGCCCCGGCGGTCCACGTCGTCAAGGACTCGGCACCGTCGTCCGAGGTGATCGAGGCGTCGTTCGCTCTGCAGGGTGGCCTGCCCGGCGTCGAGAAGAAGTACCGGCCCGAGGTGCTCGAGGCGGCCCACAAGGCCCGCCGCGAGATCTCGATCAGCGAGGTGCTGCTTCAGGCGGCGGCTGCGAACGGCTACGACGGGCCCCGGCGTGTGACGTCTTCCACCCTCCGGCCGATCCTGGCCGCGGCGTGGGCGACTCACTCGATCGCCGACATCCTGTCGAGCACGGTCAACAAGTTCCTCCTGGCGGGCTTCGACTCGGTCGAGTCGGCCTGGCGGCGGATCTCGGCCGTGCGGAGCGTGAACGACTTCAAGACCGTCACGAGCTACCGGCTCAACGGGTCGTTCAAGTTCGACGCCGTGTCCAACGGTGGCGAGCTCAAGAACGCCGCCGCGAACGACGAGAAGCGTGAGATCAGTGCTTCCACCTACGGGATCATGACCTCGGTCACCCGTACGGACCTGATCAACGACGACCTCGGGGCGCTCACGGCGGTTCCGCAGCGGATCGGCCGCGGCGGTGCCCTGAAGCTCAACGACGTGTTCTGGGCCGAGTTCGTGGACGACGGTTCGTTCTTCACGAGCGGCCGGAACAACCTGCGGGCTGGTTCGCACGCCCTGAGCGTGGCCAACCTCAAGGCCCTGGCCACGAGCTACCGGAAGCTCAAGGATCCCGACGGCAACCCCGTCGCGGTCGAGCCCCGGATCCTGCTCGTGCCGCCGGACCTCGAGCTGACGGCCGCCGAGATCATGGGCAGCACGCTGCTCCACAGCGCCACGGCGGCTGCCGGCGGCGTGCCGGAGCGGAACGTGATGGCCGGTCGGTACGACGTCGTGTCCTCGGTGTACCTCACCAACACGACCGACTACTACCTGCTTGCCTCCCCGGCGGACCTGCCGGTCATGGAGGTGGCGTTCCTCAACGGGCAGCAGAGCCCGGTGGTGGAGACGGCCGAGGCCGACTTCAACACGCTCGGCGTGCAGATGCGTGGCTATTTCGACTTCGGCTGTGCGAAGGCGGAGTACCTCGCCGGCGTGAAGTGCGACTCGGCGGCGTGAGCCTGATGACATCGTGACCGGCGGGCGGGAGTCGTGCCCGCCCGCCGGATTCCTCCCAACCAACTCCTGATCGAAAGGTTTCTGACATGGCTTCGACCGTTTCTCAAGGTGACTACCTCGACCACACGCCGGCCTCGGCCGTGGCTGCTGGCGACGTGGTGGTCATGGGCTCGATCGTGGGCGTTGCTCCTCGGCCGATCGCCGCCGGCAAGACCGGCGTCGTGTCGATCGAGGGCATCGTCGAGATGCCGTGTGCGACCGGTGCGACCGGTGCCCAGGGCTCGGCGATCAGCTGGTACGCGACCTCGGGCGTGGCGCATGCCTCGACCGGCACCGCGGCCGGCTATCTCGCCAAGGCTCGGGCGGCTGCCGACACCTCCGTGCTCGTGCTGCTCGACCGCTGATCGCTGTCCAGGCTCGCTCCCTCCGCAACCCCCCGCTGACGCGCCATCGCTTCCTGCGCGTCGCGGGGGCGTTGTGGGCGGGGCCGTGGAGGTAACCCGTGCCCGACATCCTGGCAGACGGTGCGTCGTGGCTGGCGGGGCAGCTCAAGGCTGTCGCCTCCAGGACCGTCGTGTTCGTGCGTGGCAACTCGGCCATCGAGGTGTCTGCCACGATCGGGGCCAGTTCGTTTCAGGCTGCGGACCAAAACGGCTTGATCGACCAGTGGGAGTCACGGGATTTCATCATTGCCACGGCAGATCTGCCATTTGGCGATCCACAGCGTGGCGACAAGGTCGTCGAGACGATTGACGGCATCGCTATCACGTATGAGGTCAGCACGCCTCGTGGCCTGCCGCTGTGGCGGTACGGCGATGCGTTCCGCATGACGGTGCGGGTCCACACGGTCCAGAGCGAGAGCGGGACCACGTACATCACCACTGAGGACGGCGACCTGCTCATCGCCTAGCCATGCCATTCTTCTCGCTACCGACGGGCGGTTCGCCAGTGCTGGCCGGCAGCGGAGCCCCCACGGGCTCGCTGGGCAATGTCGGTGACGTGTTCATCGACAAGACGGGCCGATACCTCTATGGGCCGAAGGAACTTTCCGGCTGGCCGAGCGGGCCGGTGGATTTGAGCAATGGGCCCACGGGCAGCACCGGCCCCGCATCCACAGTGACTGGGCCCACCGGGGCTGCGTCCACCGTGACCGGGCCAACCGGGTCTGCGTCCACAGTGACGGGTCCAACGGGCACCTCCGTCACCGGCCCAACTGGCCCTTCCGTAACCGGGCCAACCGGACCTACGGGAAGCACTGGCTCAGCATCGACGGTGACCGGGCCAACTGGTGCCTCGGTCACTGGCCCTACGGGCCCGGCCTCGACCGTTACTGGACCCACCGGGGCTGCATCGACTGGGCCAACAGGGTCATCCGTAACTGGACCGACGGGCGCTGCGTCTACAGTGACGGGTCCAACGGGTGCCTCTTTGACGGGCCCGACTGGCGCAGAGTCAACCGTCACAGGGCCAACAGGCCCATTGGGCGGCCCCACGGGCCCTGCCTCTACCGTGACCGGTCCTACGGGCAGCGTTGGAGGGTTTGCTGACGCCCAGGCAATCAACGCCCAGACGACCGGCTACACGCTGGCTCTGTCGGACGCCGGCAAGCTCGTCACGCTCAACGACACCACTGGCACGCTGCAACTTGTGATACCGGCCGCAGCCTCCGTGGCGTTCCCGACTGGCACGCATGTTGACATTGCCAGGCTGGGCGACGCGGCCGTCTCGGTCACCGGAGCGACAGGCGTAACGGTCAATGCGACTCCTGGTGCGTCACTGCGGGCCAAGTATTCAGCCGGCACTGCAATTTTGTACCAGGGCGACACATGGCTCGTCGTCGGAGACTTGTCATGAGGTGCAAGGCTGGAATGTTTTCCCGATTTGTAACCAGCCATGCGCTGTTGCTGCATTTCGACGGCAGCAATAATTCCACGTCGATCACTGACTCTTCGCCAGACAGCTTGTCGCTGACGGCATCGGGCAATGCCGTGATCAGCACGGCCGAAAGCAAGTTTGGCGGCGCGAGCCTCGCCCTTGATGGCGACGGCGATTATGTGTCCACGACTGCACCAATCGAACTCGGCAGTGGCGACTTCACAATTGAGGCGTGGGTGTTTGTGGATTCTGAGTCTTCTGGTACGCGGCCGATTGCCTCTGCCTACGACCTAGCGCCGACCCCGACGCCGTTTGCAAAATGGCTGTTTTATGTTGCTGGCGACGAAACTCTATCGTTTCTCGCTGAAAATGCCGGGCAAAACCAGTGGACGCTCCAGTGCGTTGGCGCGGAGGTTCCGACTGATCAGTGGG